CCTTCCTGAAACAAAACAAATATTAGATTTCACACCTAATCCAATAAAATCGGGACCACGATTTGTTGTATCAAAACGTTTTAGTTTTGACAGACTATCAGGTCAGTACGATCATGTATTAGGTTTGATGGCAGCTATGGCTAAGATTAACGTCTTGTCCATAATTGCAATGGAAGACAGTGTATTTACTGAAACAAATATTATAGGAGAGCTAGAGAGCGGGAATTACAAGAGAGGTAGACTTGCAGTCAACTATCTAACACCTGGTTCACAAGTAGCTAAACCACCAAATAATATACCGTATCAGTTGTTTACACAGATCGACCGTATAGAGAGACAGCTAAGAGTTGGATCTAGTTATCCAGTAAGCGATGACGCAATATCTCCTAACAGTTTTGTTACTGGTAGAGGATTGCAAGAGTTATTATCATCCGTTGATCT